TCAACATTTGCGCGGCCTGCATGTTATCAGGGCGCAGCGTATCGGCCTCGTCCAGGTAGCTGCGCGCGAAGCAAACACCAGCGGCACGCCTTTTTCGGCGGCGCGCTCGCACAGCTCGCTGCCCACGCCAGACGCTCCGGCGACGATCACCCCGTCAACACCCTGGTTCAGCAGCATATCGAGCCGGGAGAGAAGCTGATCGGCCTCGCGACCGCCGTGCAGAAGAAAGACCATCCGCCCCTGCGCTTCAAGCGCTTCGGTTAACCCGGCGGTCAGCTCCGCATAGAAAGGTGACGTCAGGTCGCGAACAATCAGGCCAATCACTCCGCTTTGCCCGCCGCGCAGCGCCGACGCCTGACGGTTACGCACAAAACCCAGCTGCTCAACCGCCTCGTTCACCCGCTGACCGGTCGCAGGAGAGATGCGCCCTTTTCCGCTCAGCACCAGAGAAACGGTGCTGACGGACGCCCGCCGCCAGCGCAACATCGTTGATGGTGATTTTTTTCGCTACAGCCATGTGTTGGCGTGACTCCCTGAAATGAGATCGGTAAAACGTTTTATCAATACGTTATCTTTATACTACCAGTCAAAGCCTGAGAATGTGATTTAGCACGCACTAAACTTTGATAAAACGTTTTATCTTCTCGCAGCATTGAGGCAGACAAACTGATTTTAACAATAAAGGAGTCGTTTTATGACGGCGAAAGCAGCACAAAAAAAATATCGCTGTGGGAATTTTTCCAGCAACTGGGTAAAACCTTTATGCTGCCCGTGGCACTCCTCTCGTTCTGCGGATCATGCTCGGGATCGGCAGCTCGCTGAGCAGTAAAGACGTCATCACGCTGATCCCGTTCCTCGGTACCCCGGTGCTGCAGGCGATCTTTATCTGGAGACTATTAAGTCTTTTAACGAAGTGGCTTGATGTTGGATTGATGTGAGGTAACTTCTGCTATGTTGCCGCGATACGATTTGTCATGTGCAATGAACTAACGTCGTTTCGCGGTAACTTTATGCCCCACCCATGCCCCATCACACCACCCTGTCATCCTGCATCACGCTGTTGATGAAGAATGTCACCCGCCCCATCACCTCAACCTCTTCCGCAGCCTCCCCCTCTATCGCTTCACCATCATCACAAATCAGCGCCCTGCCCATGACCCTGGCAAACTGAGTCCGTCCGCCGCTGAGGATTAGCAGAACCTGATTCTGTACCAGTCTGGTGCACGGCTCGATAACCGCAAAGCCAGACGAGGTTTCGAGGATGCGGCTGTCCATGCCGATCCCGCAGATAATTTCCGGAGATAAACGCGGTGCTACGAAATCAGCCGCCGGTGAAGGAAATCCCATCAGTGCACCCTCCCCATGTTACGCAGGATCCAGTAACGGTTATCGCTTCCATCCGTCGTCTTATCAGCAAAGTCTGGTTGGTATCTCTCAATCCATGTATTGGCATCTACCTGACTGAAATGCCAATTCCTAACGCGTAATTCAGTGATAAATTTGTCAGTGTTCAAACAAAGATATCCCTTGGGGTTCTGTTGTATGGCCGCTAAAAAGGCTGCACGTATATCAGCTTGACGAGGCATAAGAGCGCCCTCACTGGATTATTGACTGTATGTATACACAGTAGTATTTTTGTAATTACAGATCAAGTTAGGCAAGAGGGATAGTAATGTTTGTTGAACTAGTATATGACAAGCGTAATGTTGCGGGGCTCGAAGGGGCCAGAGAGATCATTCTGGCTGAGCTGACGAAGCGGGTGCACCAGATTTTCCCTGATGCCGAAGTGAAGGTGAAGCCGATGCAGGCAAACGGACTGAATAGCGATGCCAGCAAAAGCGATCGGGAAAAACTGAACCGCATGCTGGAGGAAATGTTTGAAGAGTCCGATATGTGGCTGGTTTCGGAGTTCCCGACCGTTCGCCAGGTTGGCCTTTAAATTCTACTCGGGTAATATTCCCGACGTTTGCTCGGGCATGAACACTGAGCAGCCAGCCGTCGCCCATAGTATGCAAGAATGGGCGGCGGTTTCCTCAGCTTCCAGACCGCAACGCTTCGACCTGTTTCTTTAAATCTTCTATTTGAACCATTAACGCCAGAATAGCTTCATGGTGAAGAGCTGCGGCCGCACCTGCCACATCCACCGATAATGTATTTTCAATCTCTGTGCCGTCATCAAGGATAGTCGTACCACCAGTGAAAACCGCTGTCGGGATCACTTCCATCAGTTCCTGAGCGATAAACCCCTGGCCCGGAGGTGCGTTATCCAGTCGTTCCCACGTATAGCCACGTAACATCTTCATTTTTTTCAAGCGGAGACTCAATCGGCCTGGTATTTGTTTTAATGCGATGGTCGGAATTATTGACCCATGAACCATTATTCGCTGTGGCGTTCCCCCCGGCGGAAAAAACCCAGTTGGTGTATGTGCCATTAGCCTTGTCGATGCCAATTGCAATATCCTGAATATCATATCCACCACCCCGGCGGGCACCTATGTAACCAGTATCGTTAAAATATTGAAATGACGACCTGCCAATAACACCACCTACAGAGCCAGTATCAAATGACTGGATTCCAACTTTGTTACCTGCTCCAGAATTAAATGCCGATGTAAAAAGTGATGGTGATGTCAGCGTACCCCCGGTCTTCCCGTTCACCGTATTCAGGCGACTGTCGTCACCGGCCGCCACCGTTCCCGCAGTTGTTCCAACGTCCCTGGTGGCGCTGTTTCCTAAACCGAGGTTTGTGCGAGCGCCAGCGGCAGTCTTATCACCAGTCCCTCCCTGTGAAATACTTAGCGCTGTAGTCAGCCCGGAAAGGCTGGTAATGTCACTGTTTGCCCCTTTCTTGGCCAGTGATTTCTGACCCGGTACCGTGACAGCCACGCCGTTAATTGTGATGGTGACGTCTGTAGTACCGTTCATCACATCAGCGAATCCGCTCATATAGCGCTGGTACATCGTGAATGTTTCAGCAATATCCTGCGCCAGGCCATCGACACTAAGGCTGTCGCTTAGCAAAATCGAATACTTCGTTCCTGCAGGGATTGCAGGGTTTGCCGCTGGTGTCACGGTGAGACTGGTTGCCCCGCCGATAGCGGTAATCTGGAATACCTGCGGCGGGCTGGTTAGCGCGATTACGGTGCAACCATTACGGATTAGAGTGCCAGCTGCTGTAAAATTTGTTCCGGTACCTGTTAGGGTATTTCCGCTGATGGCAATAGTGCCAGTGGTATAAATCATATTTTCTCCAGGTAATAAAAAACCCCGCCATGGCGGGGCTTGTTAGTGGGGTTGTGTCAATACATTGCGGGGATGATGGGAATACTCATTCCGGTATATCTCTCGCCGGTCACAGAATACTTGTCGGTCCATCGGGAACGGACGCGGCCATTCCCACATTTTACCGAGTTCCCGCTCATCACCAGTCCCTTGGATCGCATGTTGCACCACCCGCTGGCTGTTGAAGAGTTGAAACCATAGCAGCCAAGCGCAATCATGCTGTTGCCAATATCGACCCAGCTATTGCCCGGTGAATAAAACTGATTGCGGAATATAAACGGACGGCGGGTGGTAGAGAAAGTGCACTGGCCAGCAGCGTTGATGAAATTTAATCCTCTCCCGGGTACAGGAGCCTGAACCGCAAAAATCGCAATATCGACATTCACAGAACGGGCAATATCGTCATAGCCCGTGTAATCCTGCCGGGAGTAAATATTATTACCATCACATTCAAGCGTAGCTGCGCTGTCATTCCAGCGGGCAAAAACGAGCCCTTTGGCCGGAAGTGTGTAAGTACCATTTACATTGACCGTTCCACTGAAAACACAGGAAGCAACACGGCTGACATCAGTGATCGCAATAAAGTCTGTCGAATCCTCAATGAGCAAACCACGGTTTCCACTCTGCCCTGCGGGTAAAATCTGCCAGACTGTGCCGGGAAATGTTTTATCTTTCCCCCAGCCATCTGATGACCAGACACTCTGCGTCAGGGTTCCGTTTCCGTTATTGGTTATCCCATCGAGAACCATAATCGTTGTTATCAGATTCGGCGAGCGAGTCACATTCACAACCGAATTTGATGGAATGAAAAAAGGGGTAGCTCCGGCAACATAGCCCTGAACAGTCATGGTCTGCTGGCCCCATGCCTCCACAGCCTCCCCACCATACGACGGACATTTCATTCCGGCAGTGATGGTCATTGCCGGACGCCCGTCATTCAAATCGATATAAAGTCCCCTGGCCATCAAAACTCTCCCAGAACAATGCGCCCACCGTTCGACAAATTGACAGTGACACCGTTGTTATTGATCGTGACTCCTCCCGTTGAGTTGGTGAATCCAAACTGCCCATTCTGGGCGTAAACCCCTCCACGAACCGTGACATTGTTGAGTTCAGCAGAACCATTCTTGTTGATGGTCCAGCCTGCTGTACCCGCACTGTAATTATTCGACTGAATGACATTTCCGATCTTGCATTGGTGATAGTGCCATCCTGAATGAAGGTGTCACGGATAAACGTCTGCCCGTTCTGAATGACGAAGGGCAAATTTACAGCTCCACCAGCCTGAGACATCACCGCAAATCGGTCAGCCACGAACAACACCTGCGACTGCATTCCGGATGGAGTGTTCTGAACACCAATACCCATGCCTGCAGCATACTGACGGCCGTTAGCATCAACAGCCACCTTAATGCTGTACATCGCATTCAGATTATTGTTGATGTCTGCTGATACCTGCGCATTCTGAACAATGGAGGCCTGCTGGCCATTAACGGTAACCTTCAGCGAATTGATCTGAGTAGCCGAAGCCTGTGTGAAATCAGCAAGCGTCTTTGACAGGTCAGTGACATTCGCGGTATTCCCACCGGTACTGGAGTCAAGGGTGCGAAACGACTCAGCAACAGCTTTACTGGCATCGGCCATTACATTATCGACCCGCTCAATACCGGCTTTGTTATCGCCATATTGCACGCTCAGAAGATTACGCTGGTTAACCTGCGCGAGCGTGCTGGTGATCAGCGCGATAGCATTGCTCTGAATACCGCCGCTGGCCTTATCAGTTTGTGCACCCAGTTCTTCCAGACGTGATGCCATTGAGGAATCGAGGTCCGTGACAACCTGGCTAAGGTCAGTGATTGATGCTGTATTCTGAGCACCTACAGCAGCTGCTGAATCAGCTTTGTCAGATGCGGCCTGAGTGGCAGCCGTCAACTGGCTTACAGCAGAAGCGCGCGCTTCAGTTTCCGTTGCTAAAGCCTGGCGAACATCAGTAATTCCGGCTTCATTCTGCGCAGTTTTTGCCTCAAGGCGAGTAACATCCGTGACGCGCGCTTCCGTCTCAGTGGCGATCACCACCCGGAGCTGTTCGAATGTCGCAGAGTTAGCCCCCTGCTGCGCAGTCTGGCGCACAACAACATCAGCAATGGCAAGTGCGTTACTGATGATTGCCTCTGCGGTCTGCTTGTTAGAGCCAACCACCGCCGCGAGACCATCCGCGTTATCTTTGATGGCATCAGCCAGTTCTGCGAACTTTTCACTGCTCTCGACGGCGCTCTCGATGAGGTCTTTAAAGGTATCGCTCTCTTTAATTTCCTCCAGGATTGCATCGGTGATATCGCTAAAGTCATCCGTTGGCTTTCCTGAAGCCTCAACAAAATCAGAAACCCCGAACGCGTTGCGTGTCCGGACATAAACGTAATAGACGTGGTCAAACTTGAGCTTTTGAATGGTCCACTGGTTCCCCCTTCCGAGGAATTGAGTTTTGTTCTCAATATCATCGGTTAATGGGATTGGCGTCTCGCCAGCGTACCAGAACTCAAAAGAGGTATCTGATGTTGCCGTTACAGACATAACTGGCACCAGAGTGGCCTGTAATGGTCCGGGTATCCACTGAACGGAGTTAGGAGCCTTTGGCGCGCCTATAATAAGACTCACCTGAGTTTCGGCGCCTTTCATCCCGTTTTCATTGCGCCCACGAACGCCGAGCGTGTAGCTACCGGCAGCAAGGCCGTAAAACTCATACCGGAACTGGTCAGTTTCGTACTGAGATACCAGCTTCCCATCAGCACTGTAGATGTACAGCTCAAACACCAGCTTTTTAGTAGTGGTTGCCGTCTCCCACGTTGCTGTAACCTGGACGGTCTCGGTGTTTGTGTTCAGGATTCGCAGGTTTTCCACGTTAGGCACGCGGTAGCCGTTCAGCGTATCGCTGGGAACTTCAAACACTGCACCCTCGTCAACGATGGCCTGTTTGTTGGGGTCGTGCAATGAGGCCGTTATGCTGTATACGGAGTTGTTTTCCGTTTCGGCAACGCTCAGTATCCGGAAAAGGCGAATCGCAACGCTTGCGGTTGAAATGGCAAATACAGTTCCCGCCCTCACCCATTCAGGTTCGTTTTTGAGTGTGACGTTGTTTCCGTTAACGCCATCAATCTCATAGCGAGAGAACTTTCCGTCCCTCCCCATAATCGACATAGTGGAGCCGTCCGTTACTACCGAGGAATCAACCGCGTCAACCGTTATCACCCTCCCGGAATGAGAAACAATTCTCCCCCCGAGGCGAGTTCCTGCGTAGTCATTATCCATGACCTCAACGATATCACCCGGCGTGAAGTGGATAGCATCGCGTGCCATCTGGAAAGACAGTCTGCTGCTTTCACGCTTTGCTGTTTCCAGCAGCCATTTACCTGCCCGCCATGCCTGTCCGCGAGAGGTGCAGCCAAACGCCTCCAGAGTGGTTTCGTTGTAGTTCCCTTTGGCTATCATCTCATCGTCGGAAACGTACTCTTTCACCTGCTCCCATCCGTTGTCGGGGTCAGTCCAGGACACTACAACCGCATTGTATTTCTCTGAACGCTTTACAGAGCTTCGTTTGAACTCGCCATTCACAACGTTGGCGTTCGTGATTGTCGCAATCGGATCCTGTGGAGCGTCCAGCATTACGGACAGGCGCAGGCCGTCCCACAGCGCAATGCCACGGAACATGCTCGCTATCTTGTCGAGAATGTCTCGCGCACTCGCCTGCTCTGTGATGTAGGCGTTGAGCGTCATGCGTGGCTCTTTGCCGCCATACCCATCATCTACAAGCTGATCGCAATATTGCGACAGAATGTAGAGTGCGCCATCGTCAACATCGATGTATCCGGCGCGTTTCGCCAGGCCAAATCGGGTGTTTTTCGCCAGCTCACGGAACAGCCACGCCGGGTTGTTAGTCCATGCCTTTTTGAAGCCCCCCGTCCACAGCCCGGAGTAAGTTCTGGCAATTGGCTCGTAGTTATCCGGTACGTCAACGATCAGCCCGCGAAGATGATATGTGCGGCTCGGCGTGTCGGTGTACTGGTCACGGTCGATGACTGAGCCGGCAACAGCAGAGAACGGATAGCTAAGGTTGTCGTCGGTGATCTCGCTGTAGCTGTTCCAAACAGTCCCGTTTGACAGCAAATCGCTGCTGCTGTCAGGCGTAATGCGGCGAACGCGGATATCAAACGGTTTGGTGTCGGGGGCATCAATGACGTGCGCCTCAAGGTACTCGCCAGAGATTTTCCCTGTAATCGTCACCGTCTTCTCCATGACCCAGCCCGACGAGCCAGTTCTGGTCTCGATAACCATCGTTACAGAGGTGTTTTTCTGGTTACCCTTGGAGTCCTGCTCCATGAGCCCGGTGACGCCGATGTTAAAACGAACGCGGGTCACGTCCTGATCTGTCACGGTTCTAACCAGCGGGGTATCGTAAGTGACCTCAGTGTTAACAATGGTCGTCGCTTCGATTGCAGAGAAGCCGTTGATTGGCTCCTGAGTTTCCGATCCAGGTCGCCAGGCAACACTAATGCCGTTCACGTTGACATTACCGTTCGAGTCAGTGATAGGCGTCTTATTCAGCTTGAATGAAGACAGGTGCTCCTGATCCACCGGGCCCGCGATTGGCCCCTCAGATATCAGATCCAGTACCCGATAGAATTGTTTTGATTTGAGGTTGTCGTCGAGTAGTTTTGGGGTTGATGCTTTACCGCCACCTGAAGACATAGCGCCACCTTAGCTGATTGATTCTTCCCAGTCGGAATTATTAGATGTGTCGATCCCGAGACTTATTACGTTGCTGCCGACCTCCATCTCGCCGAGGAGTATGGGGACAGGATGCCCCTGTCCGACCCTGTTTTCTGCACTGGTAAACGAGTTATTCGTGAGGGTGTTTGTTTCGGCCGCTTCCGCTGAAGTTTTGCTTTTCATGTTCCGGGACATGTAGATGGAGTAAGCAACCGAGGCGGCAGACAGCACCAGTGAGGCAATGAGAACTATCGTACTGGTCTCAAGTCCCGCCCCCTCAATCACCGGGACAAACAGCACTACAGAGCCATCCTTCAGGCGCCGATCCATGTGCCACTGCACCGAAGACGTTTCAACATCCTCACCCGCCACTCGCATTCTTACTCTGGCGTTCAGGAATGCTTTTTTTGAACTCCTGATTCTGAGCAAGCAAAAGACGAATGCCCTGGGCAGGGGTATCAACGCTCAGCTCGACTTTGCGGAAATGTCGGCGTAAATGCCCTGCAAATTTAAAGATGAGCACTGTTCATGTCTCCATATGGAATGCATCTGCTTAACGTATGCCGGGCGCATTTGCTCTCTCCGGCTTAAATGCCCTGAGCAATCGTGGTGAAGAACCATATTGTCATCGAGCAGAATCATTGCGTGGCAAGGGTCAGCTCCGGGGAATGGTTGCCTGATTATTACGTCACCTGGCAGCGCTTCTCCCGGCGATACCTGATTGAAGCCATTGCGCGACATGTTGTTCAGATAAAGGTTCTCCCCTCTCAGCCACCAGCCATTCGTCCTTTCGAAGTCAGGGAGGTCAATGCCACACAGGTGATACGCATCACGGAATAGCGTGTAACAATCAGTCACTCCGTGCTCGAACCGCCTCCCCAAAAGGTAATCCACCGGCCTGAACGTTCTGATTTTCCCGTTACAGGCCAGCACCCATGGAAGGCCCGATGCAACCTGGCATTTACGGTCGGCGCCGGACAGAACCGGGCTGTTCATTGGGTGAGAGTGAAATACCGCAGTCACCTCTCCAGCCTCCTCGGCCGCCAGCCACTCATCATCACTGATTCGGAAGTGCTTTCCAGGCTCCGGGTGAACATTCCGACAGCGGAACAACTGCCCGCCATCCAGGATTAAGCCGCACACCTCATCCTGCGACGATGCCGCATAATCGAGTAATTCTTGCATCATGAAACCTTCTGAGAGCCGGGGAAGCTGCTGATTGGCATTGGTTCCGGTCGTGGATAACGGAAGCGGCAGCCGCTACGGCGGTGAGAGCACTTATCTTTCGCCGGGTCAGTGGTTGGATTGTCGCGCTCATCTGCAACCGGCGGCCCGTCATATCCGCACCCGACGCCGCGATACAGCCACTGGCAGACGTCGGCAAGGATGGTTCGCGCCGGATGATAGCGTTGTCGCAGTCAATCGGTGTCGCCAGCGTGTAAGTGACCTGCTCGAATGTCTCTTCGGTCATCTCTTCCACAACGTAGCGGGAAACCGCTTCCTGCGTCGGATCTGCGTCAGGGTTGCCATTGGGGAAGTTCACCGCGTCCAGGTATTTCACCGGAACCTGACGGCGGGTGATCACCACCCCAAGCATGTCGTCGAAGTCATGGTTTATGCCCGTCAGTAAACCCGTGACGTTCGCCACCACCATTGTTGGCCGGGCATATGTGCCTTCGTTCTTTGACTCGAACCCTTCGACTGCTATCGGGTATGCCTGATACTGATTCCCCTTCCAGATCACATTTCCGTAATATCCATTGGTGCCGGAATGGAACCGGATAAGGTCTCCGCCAAAGGGTTGCAGGTCGGCTTCGAACAGGTCGATAAACGCGCCTACTCCGGCGTCGACGCTATCAATAATCATACTGGCTGGTATGTCGCGCACGGCAAACTCCCATAAAAAAAAGCCACCAAGTGGTGGCTACTGTTTGAATATCAGGATGTTGCTTACTGATAACCCTGGTTAACGTGTAAGCTCAGCCCGTCAGTGGTGGGACACTGACGTAACCATCGAAGGGGGATGGCTGATTACCTCTGATAAAGGAAAAATAATGTCAGAATTGAAATTAAACGCTATTGACTTTATTTCTTTTGCGGTCGCTGGAAATACATTTAAATTAAAAGCTAATTTGATTGGCCCTAATGACCAATTTCATTCGGTAAACCTAGATATAGCGCCAGATGAGATAAAGAATAAAACCATCGGTGAGATTGAAAAACTTGCTATTCAAGCCTTGCGTTCAGCTTGAATTACGGCAATTTGATCTAATTTCGCAGTGATTTGATTATAAGCACAGGTGTGAGCGCTAATAACTTCTTCCATCTGTGCTTTCATTGAATCAACCATAGCCTCTAACTCTTCAACACGTTGTTCTAAAGTCATAACTGTCTCCCGCCTTTCGGCTTATCGTGGTACTTGTTCAAAAGTGGCCGTCAGTTCAAACAGCGGCCCGGTCTTTGTCATATTCCAGGATCGGCAGACAAACAGCTTCCTCACTCCCGTATCGGATGACGTCCAGTAGAACGATTCAACCGCCCCCCTGGCCTTGAGGAATGCCTCAGCATCCTTCGCAGGGTTACTGCGGCACGCTCCGCTGACGCCGCGAAAGGTGAGCGAGTATTTATCCATCAGTGGATTGATACCCTTCACCTGTCGCTGTTCGTAACCGTCGCCGAGCTTAACGACGGCAACATTCGGCGTGCGCTCAACGGAGTATGCTTTCTGTGGTGTCCATGTGAATGTTTCTGGCACTATGACCTCCGTAGTAACCCGTTAGCGCTGCTGATCACGAATGGTGCTGAGGCTAACCTGCTTCATCATCTGCGCCATCTTAGCCATGGTCGCATCGTCTATGCCGCCAGTGGTGTTGATTTCGAAAGTGATGTGCTGCACCACCCCACCGCCTCCTCCAACCTTATCAGCAGGAATGATCTTCCCTGACTGGTTCGGGATGAATGCCTGCTGCCCACCTGCTGTCTGGAAGATTTCAGAGCGTCCATCTTCGTTGATGCGGTAAGCGTTTCCTGCAGATACCCCACCACCGTAGCGACGGCCACCTGCAAGAGCCAGCCCCTTAGCAGCAACCAAAGACTGAGCATACGCAGCCTGGCCTACCCCTGCCGCGCTGCCGTATGTGGCGATTGAAGCGCTCATTGCGGCTGGCGCCCATGCAGAGGCGGCGGCGGTAGCCTGTGCCATAGTCGATGCCAGTGATGCAGCGGCTGCAGCTTGCCCCATTAACTGACTCTTAACCCACTCCACGCCCATCTGAACAAAGCTGCCAACGACACTGTTAAGGATGGTAGTGCCGATGTTAGCCAGTGATTGTTGAAGGCTCTGAGTGCCGTTAATCAGCCCGGTTATGGCATTGGTCGCCCCGCCTGAAGCGAATCTACAGCGTCAGCCATGAGCTGGTTGGTGGTGCTCTGGTTGCGATAGATTTCCCATTGCGCAGCGATACGAGCCTGCTCGTATTGAGTATTGGCAGCATTCATCAGTTCGAGACCACGCTGAGTGATCTGGCCCTTTTGGGTTTCAAACTGCTGGATGAGAGCCAGTTCCTGCGCGTGCTGATTTGCTAATTGCTGAACCGGGTCGATTTCACCAATTGCAGATTGTTGCGGTGTTACTGCCTGCTGGGCCCGGATTTTTGCCAGGTTAGCCTGATGCTGCTGCTCGATACGCAGAGATGTTTCGTTGAATTGCTCCTGACTTATCTTCTTGGCGGCCAGAGCGGTTCTAAGGTCTTCAACATCCTGTTTGTAGCTAGCATTCTCTTTGGCTTCCGGTAGTAGTTTTTCAGCAGCGGCCTGGGCTTTAAGGGCATTTGCTGTATCCCAAATTTCCCCGCGATATTTACCAGCCAGCGCGATCTGCTCTTGAGTTGCGCCTTTCCCAAGTGATTGCTGGGATGCGAGAACTGCCTGTTCGCGGCTTAATTCTTTTGTAGAATCGGCTGCGAGGTCTGTTTGCTGCTTAAGATTGGCAAGTTTTTGGGTAACAGCTTCCTGCTGGTTGGCTGCCTGGATGCTTCGGATGCGGCGTCTTTAGTTTCCTTTTTCCCTTTCTGCTGAGCTTGCTGTGCGTCATATTCGGCAGCAGCCCTTTCACGAGCCAAGGCCACATCCCTTTCCATCTGCAACTTCGATTTTTCATCATTAGCGCTTCCGGCGTATAACTTCCTTATATCCTGCTCAGCCTTCAACTGCGCACGCTTGCGGTCGTTAAGCTCGCTCTGGAGTGTCACCTGGTCCTGAAGTTTATCAAGGTAGTCCTGAGCATCTTTCGGGCGATCTACCATCAAACTGCTGGAGTTGAATTTCTCCTTAGCTTTTGCGGCGAAATTGATCATATCGCCAAGCTTGCCCATCATTCCGGCGGCGACACCCGCTTCCTCACCATCCGGCGAAGCAGGTCAATCCCTTGCCTCATCGTGCCATTGAGCGTGGCGCGTCCTATGTTAATAGCGTTCTGCGTCTGGCTAAGGCGATTCTGCGCACGTTCAAGCTCGAGAGTTGCAATCGCTAATTTATCCTGGGCACCACCTAATGCTTCAGCGGCCTGACGGCTCGAGTAGTGTTCGTTCCCCAGTTTGCGATCTCCCTTTCTTGCCTCTGAACAGCAGCTGTAGCGTCGTTAAATTCTTTCTGTGCGTCGGCTACCGCATCGCTAAGGGTTGGCAGATTCTGGCTTAACTTGCCAATGGTGGCTGCCAGCTCGGTATGCGACATGGTCTGGAACTTAGCGCTCAGATCGTTGACGCTATCTGCCAGGTTATTGGCATCGTCTCTGGCCTCTTTAGCTCGCTGAGAGAAATATAGGATCGCACTGGCCGCGAGCATGGCTGCACCACCGCTCCGCCTATTAATCTTAACGCCCTGCTTGCCAGGCCAGCCCCGGATGACGCTGCCGCTTGAGCAGCGTTACTTGCTACTAATGCTCGATTGTAATTTGCAACAGCAGCAGTAGCCGCTACCCTGGCGACAGATAAGCGTTGCTCGGCGGCTGCGGCATTCGCCGCGCTGATCGCTGTCTGCTTCATCATCTCCGCAAGCCGGATCTCGTCCAGCGCCCGTTCTTTTGCGATAGCAGCTGCGCGGAGATCTGCGGCGGCTTTATTTGCAACGGCTTGCGCCGCCTGCATCTCTGCTGCCGACTGATTTCTTGCAGCAACTGCGGCCTTTACCTTCGCAGCAGTAGCCATTGTCAGTGCGCCAACGTAGCGGCTACCCATTACAGCAGCGGTAGCGGTCAAGATGGCACTAAGAGCGCCGATGTTCTCACTGACGCTGATCACGGCATCGTTGAAAATTGCTGTACCGGTTTTTACCGTGGAGTTTTCACCAAAGAACTTGGTGATGTTGTTCCCGGCAACCTGCAATGCCTGACTGATAGTTGTCGTGGTGTTAGCAAACTCGTTGCCGATCGCAGTTCCCTGCGAAAGTAATCCGTTAACCACAACATCAGTAGTCAACTTCCCGGCAGCGGCCATCTGGCGCATTTGCCCGATGCTGACCCCCATTGAATCAGCAAGCGCGACAATTATCCTGTTGCCCTGCTCATTCACTGAGTTAAATTCTTCGCCGCGCAGAGCGCCAGATGCCAGCCCCTGAGACAGCTGGATAATAGCGTTTTCGGCCTCTTGCGCAGTAGCACCGGAGACAACAAATCCCTGGTTAATGATGGTCGTCAGTTTAGCCAGATCGTCGGCACTGGTTCCATATTCCCTGGTGGCACGCTCCAGTCTCGCATACAGAGACGCCGTAGCGTCGAGGCTTCCGCGAGTTTGCTGGGTGATATTGAACACCCGCTCAGTAACGTCAACCAGCTGCTCGCTTGGGCGGAGGCGTTGGCCAGTTTGTTATTGAGCGTAGTCCATGCGTCGGCGTATTGAGATACCTGTTGAACCGACAGGATAGCCATCAGAGAAGTGGCTACACGACTCAGGCTACCAAAGGATGATGTTAGCGATGAAGCGGCCTTATCAGCCGCTTGAAACCACCTTCCATGTCGTCGGTTACGTCACGAACCTGTTTATCAGCACGCAGCAACTGTGCCGTATCGGCCTTAATCACATATTCAATATCACCGACGTTTTGGGTCATTTCACTTTCTCCGGGCAATAAAAAAACCCCGGATGGCCGGGGTCATTATTATTTTTGTGAGCAGGCTTTTATCTGCTCAGGTGTAAAATTCGGATCTATGCCATCGGGAAGCACTACCCACTTCATATCGAAAGTGGTGTATTGCATATCTTTCAAGCCACCGCGTTTATAGAGAGCAAGCAAATTGTTTAATGCTGATATTTCTTCACTGGGGGCGTGGTTTTCATCAGCAAAGATGAATGATTTAGCATCCTCTATTGGTTTTGGGATACTAACCTTCAGCATTACCTCTGTGGCATTCCCGACTTGACTCTCACTCACTGGTTCAAATTTCACTTTACCATAGAGGTATTCACTCAATTCGTAGTACTTATTAGTTGTCGGCAATGTGTTTTCGTCAAAGTAATGAAAATTTCTGACGAAGCTTTCCGAGCACTGTGAAATTTTACTTTTTGAAAGCAGTCCAATGTCTTTGCTTTTTATGAATTTTTCTACTTTGTCTGTTGCGGTATCTTGCCCACAGCCCAATAGCGCCATTGCCAAAATAGCAATCGAAAGCAACCTCTTCATATCCCTATCCCCTTTGGTAAATGTGCCAAAAGAGTAGCAGGTATCGGGCGACGACAAAACTAGTTACATGTCACTTGGTGACTAGGGCAATGAACAAGGGAACAAGTATTGCCGATACCAAAAGGCCAACCAGCCATTTTTGGTTGTCGTCGATCTTATCAATGAACCGCTTTTCCATTGAGGAAAGGTTTTGGTTGATGCTTTTCAGCTCGGATTCAATACCTCGGATGTTTCGCTCTCGCAGTTAGTCTGTGGCTTCAAGTCTTGCAAGTCTCTCGCGTGTGTACATATCGCCTCCGTCATATATGGCAACAGGAAAACCCGCAGTTAAGCGGGTTATCGCTGCCTACATAATGCCAGGCAAATACATCTGCACCTCATCAGCAATGCGATCACGCGCTCCATGGAGTAGCTTTTTGCGTCCACCAACTCCCCACCGGGCCATCTGGCTGGCGCACTGGCTAATCGCTTTGGATTCGTTATTAATGATGTGGTCAATTTTGTTCAGGCGGGACATTGCATTAATGCCGAGGCGTACTACTGTTCTGAAAACCTCGTATACCTCAATTTCGAATTCTGGCTTAATCCAGGCTGCGTAGCGAATAGCAAGTAGCTCGATACCCCACACCCCAGGCTCATCACCACCTTTAATTACTTTAAGTGGTTGAATTTGTTCCAGAGTGCTTTTTTTGCACTTTGGATTTTAGTGCTTTTATGAAGCGCTTAACTTGAGCGCTACGCAAAAACTGACTTGGGCGCTGCTGTTCTGTTGCCTCTCCGTTTGCCACTGCGGCTGCATGAAGATCATTGAGGTTATAGCGCCCTTCGTCGTCAACACGAACGGAAACGCCGTTTACTGATACGGTTGGATATTGCATGAGGTTTACCTATAGAAAGTGAGCCTGTCACACAGAGATAGCCGCCCCAGAGTACAACTAACTCTCAGGCTCGCTTTCTGTAGGCTCTGGGATTATAACGTGCGCGTGTGAAGCGCGGTGGGTTTATTGCGGATGCAAAAAAGCCCCACGGACGCAGGGCTTATCGTTTCATTTCGTAGGTTGCTATGCGGACCATGCCTCTGTGCATCCATTGCCAGCATCTGCTCCGCCCAGTCCATAACCTCGTCGTATCTCTCCTGGGTTGGCACCTTGCTTTATCCTTTTGCGGGAACTTGGCATTCATGGCAGCCCGGAAGCTGGTCATCGTCATGTTCCAGGCGTCCGACTCGCTCATTCCGAGGTGGGCAACGGCGGTGTAAACGAATGACCGCACATCGAATTTGTCGCTGTACTCGCCCTTCTTGCTCTCGAACTCTTCGGGCGGCTGATCACCCATCACGCCATGCAGAATCAGGTGGCGCGCCAGCTGGATAACGTCTTCAACTGGCAACGAGCCAGGCTTAAACAGGAGCGCCCCGCCGTAGTCACCGAGTAGGAGCCGATGATTTCAGCAATGTCGCCTTCAGAGCAGTGTTTGACTACACTAGCTGCGGCCGCTGCCATATCCGCAAAGCAGCGTGCATTAGCCGCTTTCAGAATCTGGGGGTCTGCAATTCTGTGCTTTGGGTAATGGCCTGCATGAACTTTCACGAAAGCATCAACGATTTGCTCAGGCGTGCCGATTCGGGACATAGCCAGGAATGAAGGGTTGAGGAATATCTCTTTGCCGCTGGCGCGAATGACAGCCTGACCGATATCGGTGATTGCTTTCATGGAAACTCTCAATAATAGGGAGGCCAAGCCTCCCATGGATTTAGGCTGCGTTCACGGTTACAGTAGCTGGGCTGGAGGTTACCGAGCCGGCGGTTGAGGATGTTACCTGACAGGAGTAAGAACCCGCGTCACCAGTAACGACGCTCGCCTTCGTGTATGTAGCGTTTGTTGCGCCGGTGATGTCAGTGCCGCCCTTCTTCCACTGATAGGTCAGAGTGGAACCATCAGAGACATTTGCCGCCACTGACAGGTTTAGTGCATCACCCACCGTGAGCGTGCGGTTCTGCGGCTGAGTAGTGATCGTGATTACGGCGCCGACATCACGCACATCCACCTGACCCGCGCTTGAAGCCTCAATTGACCATGTGGCCACGTCATCATGAGGGGCTTCATCTTCCCACGAAGTCACCATAAACGGGCCTTCGGTAATGTCGTTTGGAGAGATGATTTTCAGCCAGACATACGGCTGATTGCTGGTCTCTGCTGGCGGGTTGTAAACGTGACGCTTCAGCGCGTTCTGCGCATAGACATCTTCTTTTCGGGTTACGCCATCTCCAGAGAACGAGATGTTTTTGTAGGTTACGAGATTTTCCTGCGTGTACGCCGCGCTCATATCAGCGGTAGCGTCTGCAGTATCCCATTCAGCGGAAACAGTCTTCCCGCGCATCATACCAAGGCGCTTATAGTCACCGTTGGCGGGTTGTGATTCGGGGCAGCCAATCGCGTAGTAAACGACGACATCACGCCCTGTGAAAGCACCTGCTTCACATGCCATGTCTTTATCTCCGTGTTATCGGGAAATGATGGTTTGAAAGGAAATATCGAAGAGGTAGCGACCTTCTTCGGTCTGGATGGCGGGGATACCGCCGATTGGCTGCATCGAGATGATGCACTCAGTCTGGTAGTCGTCGATCATCGCCTGACGTATTGCATCAGCGTGGTCTTCAACTTCGTTAATGTCGCTGTCGTTCTGACCGGAAAGAACAAGGAATCTGAAATAATCTCGTGTTATAGCCTCATCAGGCTTGCCGCCACCGCCCTGCTGGATGACGAGGTATCTTTCCCCTTCAGTTCCTTCCAGCTCGTTCCAGAAGCGTTTCTGGACGCGATAGCCGACATCAAAACCGTGGGACTGCAACCACGCTCTCAGAGCGTCATACACCTCGCTACGCGTCATACTTTGTATCCTTGCCTGATGATGGCCTTAATCTCGTTAAGGCGTCGCGCTCAAAGCCTTTGGTCAGAAATCCCGGCTCAGCATCAGGATCCCAATAATTGCCTTTCCCCGTTCCACCACCGAATTCTTTTCCGGCGCGAGTTCTGCCAAAATGTTCACGCGGCTGACCTTTTAGCTTCCCTGACATGCCATGAACGGCGGCAGCGTATGCAGCCGTGTACCCAACCTTTCCCTGCATCCCGCCCGGAATTGATACAAGCGTCCTGTATTGGCTATTGATAAGATTGGATGTATCTATGGGGGTAAGTGCCGCGGCATAAGACGAACCGACAATCATTACTTCAGTCAGCACTTTTTCGGTGCGTGGCCCAGCGATGTTTGCCAGCACCTTGCGGGTGTTCATCTGGACGCGCTTGATACCTTTAACGGGCATGATTACCTCACGTCAGGATTTTGTAGTCGGGCTCTTCACCGAAAAATGACATATCCCAGTCGGTTACGGCCCGAATGACGTTGGCTCCTGCTTTTAGCGGATCTGATAGCGCCGTAGTGTCACCTCTGGCGATGTACCAGTCTCGCTGTGGCATGGTTGCGGTAATGCCATTACGCTTCAATTCAGTAAAGAAAATCAGGTTCGTGGTGAACTCTTTACCACTGGCATCAACGGCAACTTCATTGTTCGCCGTCCAGGTGCAGTCAATCAGGTATGGGGTGCCGTTTGTCCAGGTGTTGTTCCAGTCGTCATAGACGCGAGGGTAGACAGTGGCGACGTTGGTGTAAGACCAGTTAGCCGTGACTGACACTTTCATCCTCCCACCGGATAACCTCCGGATTCTCAGCGGCGACCTTCCGGCACAGCAAATACCATTCACCGTTACTTTTAACGTAGCCCGTGACCCGCCGCCCGCTGTCAGTGATAACCCATACCTTTACGAAGGGCTCAGGGAGCCTCTGCTTGACCGATATCAACGCCATCATCGACTCCCGTTGCACATGCAGCCGCCACGGGCAATCCAGATGCCAGCAAAAGCGGTGTTAGTCGGATCAGGCGGGATAAGGCTTGTAGCGCATCCATACTTATCTAGTCCCCTCAGAAGCCCCAGAGAGGCTTTCCATCGGTCAGCAAAAGACAGGTACCGAAATGAGCGTGATGCGCCGTTGGGCCCTGTCTGAGAACTGATGTACTTGTCACCCTGACCCAGCGCCATTAGCCCCAGCAGGTAGGACTGTATTAGCAGAGCGGTTGCCGGAGGGTAATGCGCATCCAGACACTCCTGAATGCTGCCAGCCTGCTCTAAAAGAGCCTGCAGGATGAAATCAGGCAGCGTGATACCGACTGACTCCAGATATTCTTTGGCCTGTTCTGTGGTAATCATGCGGGCCTCTGATAAGCCCTCCGAAGAGGGCATAAAAAAAACCGCCTTAGAGGCGGCCGTTATTCAGCAGGGAAAAGCTGTTCGAACTCACCTTCCGGCAACAACTCGGTGAGCTTCTCCAGACCCAGGTTGCTTTATGCTCAATGCCCAGCGCATCGAGTCGGGCAATGACTGCCTCTTTGCGCGCTTTGTTGTCAGTGCCAGCACCCGGAGTTGCAGGTAGCAGTTCCGCAGCAGCTTTATCGGACAGCTTGCGCACATGCGATTTAAGTGACGGGTGTACTTTGCCCAGCTCAACAACGTCACCAAGCGCAACGCCGTGCCACGCTTAACCACTTCGTATTTTTCAGCCATGATTGCTCCTTAAGCCAGGTTAGCGCCGTAGACCACACCGGACAGGCCTTCGCCGTCCTTCTTGATCTGCAAACCTTCTGCGGACATGATCTGGAAGTTGTAGTTGCTCTGCGGCATCAGGCGCGGGAGCGGTACAACGCCCACAGCCATACCTACCAGAGGAGAAATCACATCCTGTCGGCGCTCGTACGCCAGGAACTCGTTACCTTCCAGTGCATAGGTCATCTGGATAGACTTAGCAGGAATAAACTTGCTGATCGCATCCAGAACGGTTCCGCTAAGCAGCGCATTTGTGCCGGTGTTGATATCCACCAGATACGGCTTAGCCATGTTGGCCCAGACTTCAGGGCTCACCCACAGCTTGTCGTAAGCTGTAACCTTGTTACGGCGGGCAGTGAGGCCAAATGGACCTGTAGGGCCAAAGAATGCCAGTAGCTCAGCCGGTGTAGCGGTGGTGAGATTGATATTGGCGCCGCCAGCGCCACTACCCAGGTTAATTTTCTGAGTGTTGCGATGGTTCTTCATGCCCTGAGCCGGCATACCTTCCACAACAATGCTTGGAGCGCCATTCAGGTAAAAGTCTACGCGCTTCTTGTGGAATTTACGCATCTTGGCCGACTGAGACTCCAGAGCCAGATCGATGCCGACAGTGCTCAGTCCGGCAGCATGGCGCCAGTTAACGCCGTAACCAGCAGTGAATACCGGGATCGGGTCGCCATCAGAACCAAACTCAGTATTATCGAAAGAGTAAGACGCCTGACCATCGATGCTGATAGACACATCATCCGCGATATCGCCAGAGACGTTATACAGCTTTGCAGTTTTCCCAATCGGCAGCACGGTCTGCACACCCATCAGGTCATTGACGATTTCCATGCCAATTTCCTGATCGCGCATCTGGATAATCTGGCGGTCAATTTCGGCCCAGAATTCACGCGTAAAGCCTCCGATGGCATTCGCCGCCAGCATTTCATGCGTCATGCGCGTGCGGTACGCGTTGACCATCATGTCATGCTGGGCGTTATAGATATCACGATTGGCCCACAGCTCACTCCAGTGCCCTTGCAGTCGGCGGTTAGTAGCCAGTGTTTCAGCGGTAAAATACATTATTATTCTCCTGATTAAGCGCCAGCACCTGCAGCGGCTACGGTACCGACGCGCATACGCACGCGGATGAAATCGGTAGTGCTGGCTGCGATGGTCGCATCGTCCTGGCTATAGCCAATCACCGAATCGGTGTCTGCAGTAGCTTTGGTAAATTGCCCATTACTACCCAGCTTGATTGGATCGTCTTTGGCATAAGTCCCCGCCACGCACAGCAGCGCCAGCTCGCGGCCCTCTTCTACGTAGTTACCCACTGCGGAGTCGCCGGCTGGCACTGCTTCAGTGATTTTGAGGCCTGATGATAGGCAACATCGATGATGTAGATACGACCAGCCAGCGCAGTTGCCTGCGCAAACTCATTGTCGTCATTGATGACTGCAGCGGTACCGGGCAGCAAGGATGCGGCAGTAACGCGGGTTTCGGTCTTGTACAGAGACTGACCGTCGATATTAACGCGACGATAACGTGCCATTATTCTGGCTCCTTATTTGAAGTATTCGGCAGGGTTAGGTGCACCGGTTTCTTTCTGCTGCTGCGCATTGTTGGTGCCCAGCGGAGCAGCTTCGCCCAGCGACTTGAACATTGCGTCCAGGGCATCGCCAGAAAGCGCGTTGGCCACGATGTCACCATGGACCTTAGCAACCGCATCACGCTTGGCTTTCTCTTCAGCGCGTGAGTTGGCGGTCAGGGTTTCCGCGAGCTGATTCTGATTGACCTGCAGCGCATCAACTTTTTCCGCAAGAGGCTTGATCGCCTTTTCGGTATTGGTGGCAACGGCCTCGCTAACCATGCTGCCGATTTGTTCCAGTTCTTCTTTGGTTAAAGGCATGTCGCCTCCGTTTTGTGGTTTGGTGCAGGCTGTTCCTGCGGTGTGAAAAATGATTTGAGCTTGTTGACGACAGCAACCCATGAACTCTGGCGCTGAACCTCTGTACCGGTATCGTCAAAGACAATCTTTCCGCCTTCAGACTTGTATCCGTAAACCTTCGGCTCGCCATTGTTGAGGATGATTACCGCTTGCGAGTCAGTGAAGTCAGCCACCCAGGCGTATTCTTTCTCGCCAGGAGCGAATTTATCTTTCGCTGCCTTCTCCAGCCTCCGCTCACGCTCGCGATAGGTTTCCCCCACCAGAGCGCCGGAATTAGCTTTCAGTGGAGTGGCAAGATCAGCATTTACCATCATCCCTACCCCCTGTTCTGGCGTAGCTGCGCCAACCTCATCCAGAAGGATGGCGTCATGGTCCATCGCGTGAATTTTCGCAACCCATGAAGCCCCCTGAGCTTTCTGCTCATCGTTCGCTTCAAGCTCCTCCAGGAATACGGCAACGCTGGTATGGATTGGCGGAACATCCTCGCCTTTCTCCAGCGCTTCAAGACGCTCAAGGAGGCGCTTTCCGTCATCCGTGCGCTTTGCCACTTCTGTATCGATCCACTTCTCGACGTAGACGCGGTTGCCGGACTTCTTGACGTTTTTGTTCCATGCCCCTACATAACCCACATTCAGCCCCTCAGGACTAAAAGCAGAAACAAACTGACCGTTGACCTGTGGATGTCCAAGCGGTGCCAGTGTCCCCTCCAGGCCACTGTAGTGCTGGTCAATCTCACTGGCCGGATACAGACCGCCGTTCATGACCACGTTCGCCGGAAGGGTGTAGGAAGGAACAACCCAGTGCTCGCGTCCGTTGTGCTGTTCGCGCCGGATGGCCTTACTGTTCACCTTCGAGGTGACATTAACTTGCATTGGCATGAGTTAACCCTTAGCCCATTGGTAGCCACGGGCTTTCATTGTGTTAAATGTTTTCTTAGCTTTATCGATGATGGTGTCACTTAACGGCTTGCCGCTTTCATCGACCATAACCGCGATCGTGGAGCATTTGCAGTTCACGCCGTTTGCATCCTTAGCCCACCACTCCCGCTGCTCTTCTGCGGTATACAGATGGGCGTGACGCGCGGCATGGGTGCTTCTGGTCGTCGGGCTGAGCGCTGATATGTGCATCTGCTTTGTACGGATGCCATATCGTTCTCTGGCTTCGTCTTCTTCGTCCAGGCGCGCACGGCGCAGCGCGGTGGTAATCTCCGTCCTGGCAATACGATTAGCCCGGCGAGACTCAATCCCCGTCTGCTCAGTAAGGCGCTTAGCTATCTCCAGTGGATTTTGTCCGCGCCCAAGTCCATCGGTCAGTATCCGCGCCATATCCGCTTTCACACTGGCGCTGAGGTTCTTCATTTCCTCGAAGGTACGAGCGCGAACAAGAATCAGCCTACGTCGGTACGGTTCGCTGAGAAGGATTGTCGATACGCTTTCCTGTCCGGCAGCGTACACGGCTGATTGCTGCGCCAGATTGGCAAACTCCTGCGCCGTGCCGCGCTGATACGCCGGGTTGACGTAATCAGCCCAGAACCAGAATCCTGTCTCGTTATCTGCACCTAAAATCTCATCAACCAGCAATGAGGCATTGCTGAGGAGCATTGATAGCTGGGTGGAATCGAGGTCGAAGGTGTAACGCTGGTTTACTGATGGCGATGCAGGAATGCGGTCGAGAATGCCTTGTACGCCTTGCCAATTCGCTTCATTCGCCTGGCGAACTCGCTCATTGCCCCGCGCTCAAGTCGGTCGGCACCCGTCGGGTCTTTAAGGTTTCCCGGAAGTATCGGTGACTTCGCTTTCCTCTTCGTCATCATCTACCTCTGGAAGTGGTTCGGGCGAACCCTCATACCCGGCGGCCACGCGAATTTCTTCACCAGTAAACACCTGCTCACCCGTGCCGATGGAAGCGCTGTTGATTTGCGACATCTTCTGAGCGGCATCCAGTTTTTCACTGTCGCTTTGCGCATTGAGGTCGTCCCAGATAACGGTCTTCTGACTGACCGGATCGAGGATGCTTAATTCGATCAGCTTGTCGCAGAAGTCCTCAATCTCGAATGACAGGTCGCCACGGCGAGACTGGCAGCGAGTATTGAAGTATTTCTGGTCTTCCGTGCTCGCTCGCTCGCCCGTCTGCATGCCAACGAGTATCTTTGTCGGGATATCCAGCGCAGCAGCGGCGGTTTGCAGGTTGACGTTATAGGTTGGAGAGGGATCGGATACAGCAGCCACAATCGGAGCAACATTGGCCCCCTGTGTAATAAGAACGGAGTCGTTCCCGATATTCATTTCACGGGCTACTTTATCGTAGATTTCATTAAGTTCGCTGTAATCAACCCCGTATGCTCTGGCTATTTCATCCAGTTTCGCCTCTTTATCAAAATTAATACTTAACTGGCGTGCAGCATTCTTCAGGAATGACTCACCAGACCCGCCCTCTACCTTCTCCAGGCTCACAAAGGCGTTGTAAGCTGGCTCAAGGAAGCCAATGGCATCGTCGGAGTAATCACCAAGGATGAAAACGCGATCGGGGTGGATGTTGACGCGGCGACTTGAACCATTCGGCAACCGTTCAGCGTACTGCCACATCTTCGGCTGTCCGTAGGTTTTCGAGTTCAGGCCAGTGTCCCAATCACCAACTGTCAGAGAGCCTGCCCATGCGACAGTAACCTTCTGGAGCATCTTGCCTTTCGTTACAGGCTGATCCCAGGCGAGGGAGTCATTGACGTGCAGAAGGATGCCTGCATAACGACCGACAAGGCGGCGACGGTCCGCCTCAGAGAATGAGCGCCAGAACCGGTTGGTGAATACCTGTTTGGACTTTTTCTCCCAGGCGGTTTCGTTTTCACTCTCGTCGGCATCGTCACCCTCAATGATTTCCGGGTTAGTCTGCCAGCACTTGCCCACCAGCTTCTCAACGGCACCGTGAGCAATACCACCGCGCCGGTACAGGGCGTAGAGGTTTTCGTATGTGACCTGCTCAGGGAATCCATATTCGCACCACGCAGAATTACGCTTGGCGTCCAGCCCCATCGAAGGGTTAAGCATCCCCATGCGGGCGCGAGCAAGCCTGGCGTCGTTAATCGCGTGATTAACCGCCAACTGTAATTTATCGTTCATGTCGTGTCCGTTGATTATCGAAGGCGTTTCGGAATCATCATGCCGACACCCTGCTGTTTACGTTTGATATGTCCATCAAGGGAATAGCGGATGGCGTCCCACGTATGCTCATCACCATCAGCCAGTTTCGGCAACACCTCACCGGTGATGCGGTCCGTTTTGTATGACCACATGCGGGCCTCCCGCGCCACGTTCTTGCAGCGCGGATGGATAATGATTTCGTCAAATCCGCGAAGGTGTGCGATCCCGTCCTCAACGCTCCCCTGCCATTTTTCGGCGGCTGAGATGTTGAAGCCCTGCCGCTTGAGATAGCTGATCGTCTCGGGTCGAGCGGAGTCGGCCTTGATGGGCCAGTCACGCGATCCGGGAATTGTGTCGTACAGCTCTGGCATGTGGTCGAGCTCTGTCTGCTGACCGTATGCCTCGTATTCGATGTACAGCCGGTTATGCAGGATGAACGAGCGCACCAGAGTGTTCGGGTCTTTAGCGAAACCGAAGTCAGCACCGAAGAACAGGCGATCGGCCTCTTTCCATAGTTGGTCCGAGAACTCAGCGATCCGGTATTTTCCGGCCAGCACCTGCTTATCAGAGTTTTCGAGGTAAGCACCCTCCCACACCCATGCGTATGTTGCCGGATCTAGGCGGCGCTGATCGTTCTGTCGCTCACCTTCAAGCACGTCAGGGAACCACGGGTTATCCGTGTAGTTCATCTCAACGGTGATGCAATCGTCTCCGGCTTCTTTACGAAACCGCTTATCCGTGGCGCTGCCGTCTCGTTCCGGGTTCCACGTCACCCAAATCTCTGAACCTTCCTCACGAACGGTCGGGCTCAGCTTCTGCCAGGCTATTTCGCTGACTGATTCAGCCTCATCGACCCAGCAGAGCAGGATGCGCGCTTTCGACTTGATGCTGTCGAGGTTATGCCGGAGACCGCAGAACACGTAGTTAACGCTCTTGTCGATGGTGCGGATGTACTTCTCGCCGATGTCAAAGTTGGAAGCCAGCCATGGAACAGATAGGATCGCCTGTTTCACCTCCTGCATGCTCGACTCTTCGAGCGAGTTCATGAACTCACGCGCGCAGAGCACTACGCCGCTTTCACCGTTCATCATCGACTGATACGCCTTTACGGCAGTCATCAGCGCGAATGTGCGGGTCTTGGCGCTGCCACGTCCACCGTGCGAGCATCGGTAACGCTTATTCACGGCGGTGAACAGTGGCGCAAGCTTCGCGGGGATCGGCAATTGAACGGCGTTACTCATGCTTTGGCTCAACAGGCAGTAGCTGGATGATTGTTGGCTGCGGCGTCATGCTGCCATCAGGGCTTGTATGCTCGACTTTCTGGCGATTAGTGTAGGCATCGCCCATTTCTTTGGCGGCCTGCTCGATAAGCTGCGAGGTCATGCCGTAGTTCTTCATCTTTTCAGCATTGGTCGCCATTCGGTCGAGAACGCGCAACCGGTACGCTTTATTTGCGATCGGAATGTCACCGATCTCATTCTGGAATCGTTTACGGGTAGCGTTGAACAGGTCAATCCACTTCTGGCTCAACTTGGCCGCCATTGCGTTGCCGGGCGTATATTGCGACACCTGCTGCCGTGAGACATCGATGCCATATTCAGCCTTTACAAGCTCAATGACTTTTACCGGGGTCTCGTAGCAGGCGAGTGATTGAACGATGAAGGCTTTAACCTCTGTCGATAATGCTGCCACAGGCTACCTCCATGACAATCTGAATAAAGCGTTACGCCAGCTTCAACATGCACGTCCCGCATGACCTGGCTATATCGATGTGAGCCACTTCTGCTGGCGCATTGGCCGCATCAACGAGCTCCTGTACTTCTTTGCTGGCACCGTATCGACGTACAACACCAGTGAATTCTTCGACGTCGTGGCCGCGCAGTGTAAGCACTGGCTGCCCGGTATCTTTATTGAACTTCGGCGCGCCGAAATCATCCGTGGCCTGTGCGATGTGGTAAAGCTCATGCTCTACCAGGGCGCAGAATTCAAGGTCGCTGCATTGTGAGCAGTAGTCGGCTGCCAGCGTGATGATGAACTTCGGGATGCGCCCGAACCATTCATACATCTGCTGTTCCATTCTGGCTTTCTGCCAACCACCTGCGCGGAGCATTACCTGTTCGGCCTGTCCGAGAACGTAGCGCCCTTTCTTCGCGAATGAGTCAGAAGCCCACATAAAACACAAATCAGCTTCCATTAAATGGGCGTGGTCTGGGTTATGGATGCTTCCGCTATCGCTGAGGATTTGATGGCTTATCCAGTCATGCACTTCATTGGCGGGAATCAATCTGGTGTAGGGCTGCCAGTTATCAGGGCCAATGAAATTAACTGGTGGAAGTGGCCTGCGCTCGTCTTCGTTCACCATGAGTTAATCCTGTTTTATATACGGCAAAAATGCCGAAAACATTCTGTCGAGCAGATAGCAGTAGGTTTCGTTTGCGTCTTCCGGCTTGGTCGTTACGCCCACATCAGAGCAGACGTAAAAACATACGTGAGCGCATTCGTGAACGAGAGTTGATATCTGCTGATCGAATACTCCAATCAGGTAAACTCGCTCTCCCGTATCGGTGTTTTCATAGTTGTTTGCCAGTCCACAGTTGAATGGCCTTTCCTCTCCGCTACCACCAAGGAATTTATCAGCGTGCTGAAACTGTTCTCTGGTTGTTGCGAGGTAGACATGCGCACTTTGAAACAGCGGAATGGTGAATGCCGGAAGTCTGTGCCATTTGGCTTTTGCATCTGTTGCTCCGTCATTATCCGTTGCAGGGGTTATTTTTGATTTATCCGCTCAGGGGGATATCCATTATCAAGCCCACCCGAGGATGAGCTTTGGAATGGAAAGCCGTTGTGAAAGAGGCTCTCCAAACCACAAATCTGTGGTTATGCGGCCAGGCGGTGCTGCTCTTCGATAAGTGGCTGACGATGGTTACGCTCGAACATGCCGCGCAGCACTTCTTTGCGTTGTTCGAAGTCCCACCCCATGCTGATGAATACCGTGTTGGCGCGCTGTAGCTCGGTGATGCAGTGAATTTGTTCCGGCGTCAGGTAATCGCGGATCGGCTCTTTCTTCCCGATTTCGTGATGCACACGGAACTTGGCCGCCGTCATGCCCAGCGCCAGTCGGTTAATCAGGTCAGCTTCGTTGCTGAAGTGATGCGGGGCGATCTGCTTACCCTGCGCCTCACGCTCATGCTTGATGCGTCGGTCATGGGTTTGTATTCCAGGCGCGCGGAGTTGCGGTCCATCTTCTTTTTCGCCAGCGCACTGCGCATAGTGAAGAATTCAGCTACCAGGCGCTTTTTGAATTCACGCACAACTTCATTGTTTCGCATGTAGGTGATCAACAGCGTGGTTTGCTGTTCGTTTAGCAGTGCTATTTCCTGCTTCTGCATGCCTCCATCGGTTTGAAAGGGTCGCATTTCAAATTCCACCCTTCCGAACTCTTCGAGGTCGCTTTTGTACTTCCTGATGAGTTGAATCACTGGCTTGTGATCCTTCATGACACCACTGGCGATCACTGCCGAGTTGGTGACCAGGTCGAGCTTCTTGATTTCAACTAATTGCATGGCGATGTTCCTTTAGAAAGATGAGCCTGTTCGCACAGAAAAGCCGCCCCGAGATGGTCGCCACCATATACGGCAGTTCTCAGGCTCAGCTTTCTGAAAGACTCGGGATTGTTATGCGCTGCGATGCGCGGTTTACTGCGGGCATAAAAAAAAGCCCGACCGAAGTCAGGCTCTGTTATTTGGGTAACGAATCATTTAAGACACTGCTCTTTGATGTAGTCCTGCAGATAACCGACCTGCTTCGTCACTGTGGCGATTCGCTCTCTGAGGGTGAAATAATCCCGTTCAGCGGAGTCAGTAAGTCGGGGGCTGGAAGCATCGACCATGCCGCCGGTACTGGTCGCTCCGTTCGTGGGACATCTGGCGTTGACGTGCAACCCACACTTGCCATCGCGAACACAACGCTGCAGATCATCAAGCTGCTTTTTCGCATCGGACAATTCCTTCGTGTATTTGGCATCCAGCGCAGCGACATCACGCTGGCGCACCTGCATATCTTTGATGGTGGCGTTCGCCAGGCTGAGTTTCCCAGTCGCCTTATCGCGCTGGTCTTTGTAGGTTATGGCATTGTCGCGGTAGTGGTTCACGAGGAGCGCCAGCACGCCGATTAACACCAGCACCAGCAGCTGTAACCAGTAACGCTTAACCAGCGCGCCAATCATGACAGGAACAGAGCCCGCTCTGCCTCCCGGCGACGGGTCAGCCCGTTCAGGACTTTGCCACCAGCTTTATTCCAGCGCAGGAACTCATCAGCTGCGCCAGCGTAATCACCGGCGTTGAGTTTTCGCAGGAGAGTCGATGTCGACAGTGACCGGGCGCCGAGGTTATACGTAAACGACACCAGGGCGTCGAATTGCCCCTGAGTCAGGCCAACTTTAACCAGTCGTGACACGTCGCTTTCGTAGCTGACCAGTCCAGTCTTCAGCAGACGCTCTGCCGTTTCCTGCTTAATCGTCATCCCGGCGCGGATTGGTTTACCGTCGACAGGCTGAGTCCATCCGTATCCGATCGTCCACACTCCGACGCTGTCTGGTAGGCGGTGAGCTTGCAACCTTCGAACTGTTTGATCAGGGCAATGCTTTATCACTGGTTTGCATCACCGCCTCCAAACCGAGAATTAAACACCCGGGAAGCCATAACCTTCACTTGCTCTACGCCAACAAAACCGAGTGCGCCGCCTATAGCAATCGACAGGGACTGCGGAAGGTTGAAGTAATCAAGAGCTGACACAGCAGTAAGGGTCAGAGCTCCACAGATTGCCCCCTCAAGGAGCATTTTCTTCCAGCCGCCACCGCCGTAAGCGATTCGCAATGCGGCCATGGCAACCGATAGCAATACGGCACCCATCGGCGTTTCGCCACGCCACCAGCTGTGGAGTAGTTCGATAAACTCCGTCCAGGAGTGGGGATCGTTATGCATTTTCATAGTCTCTAACCTCCGGCTTAAAAGCGGGGGCTGTGTGTTTAAAGGGGTCAGGCCCTCGGGACGATTTAACAAGTAGGCGTGTCGATGATGGTTCCCGGAGCCTGAAATAAAAAAACCCGGCGACAGGCCGGGAAGATGAGGGCAAGTTAATGTCGGCTCTCTGGCCGAATGGTCCCAGGCAGTGGGTTCTGTGTGCCGGGCAAAGGAATCGAACCTCTGACGCGCAGCTTATTTCCAGGTTTCGCCATTTAAGGCTGAAAGCACTGTTTGATGTGTTACACCAAACATTCTCCCTAGCCCTCTGGCTCCATAAACCTTATGTCGTGGAATGTAGTTTTCTCTGATGAACTGGACACTGTCCATTGTTAGCTTACTCATACCATTCAGCTCACCAGCCACTAAGTAGCTAAGGTCAAATTTGGTTTTCTGAATGTGGCATGCAGAACATAGTAGTTGGCACTTTTCAACCTCAGCATAAAACACCGAATCTGAGTGATAGTGCATCTCGCTTACATTTGCTGATTTGGTGGAAGGGTCTATGTGGTCAAACTGAAGCGAATATTCGGATCCGCAACTCTCGCAACGACCACCCAACTTTTCCACGGCCTTAGCAAGCCTAGTCCTTCGATTATGATAGTAATCTTTACTCGGCATTTACCACCTCTGCCACTGAACTAGACCGGCGAATTTGGCGGGACAGGAGGATTCGAACCTTCGACCTTTCGGTTAACAGCCGAACGCACAACCGCTGTGCTTCTGACCTTGAAAATGAAAAAGCCCAAGGCGCTAACCTCGGGCTTGGCATTCATTCATGTCACACACAACAACGGCAACATATACGATTTATTCTGCTCATTTGTTCATTGAAAAGCAAGCGCGTTATGAGGATTTTTTTGCAATTTTCCTCACATTTTCGCGATTGTTAAACGCATTTTGCAGCGGTTGGTACAAACAGAACAGTGAGGCGTTGATGATTTGCTTCACCTCTCTACGGATTGTCGAGATGCTTGGGTGTTTATACTGATTTCCGCCACGCGTCTTCATCAGGCGAGGCTTACTTACTGCATGCTGCCATGATGCAATTCGGATCTCGCTGGAGTTGCAGACGTAGTAGGCGAAGATAACCCGCCAGGCATTTTCATCCACATTCTTCAGGTAGTGGCGAATGACAGCATCAATGAGCATCCCGTCATCATCACTACATACCTGCCGTGATGCTTGCTGGGGCTCGACGGTAGCATGAATCTGGCAATCATGTTGATCATCGCTTTATCAATCTTGCCGGTCTGGCACCATGCGCCCCACAACTGGAGCCACTGGTCTACCCATTGATGCTGGTCTTTGGTTAATTCCAGTTTCATTATGCGGCTTCCTTCTGTGGCTGGTTGGTTTTGGTCTGGCTGTGCTTTGCTATTGGCGGCATGCTGGCGCGCTTAACGCTCTCAACCTGGTATCGGGTTATCTCGTCTCTGGTCACGGCGCGCACTCCCCAATAATGATCTGCCCCTTCTCTCCCCAGACCTTTGTGATGCGGCAATCCCAGATGTGAGCATCATCCTCATAAAGCGCATCCATCAGGGCTTTCAGCATGTTGTCGCAGTCTGGCTTGGCCTGGTGGGGCTTCCCGGCGAACTCCGCTCGTTTCTTCTTACTCCAGCTTGGTGGCATTGGTAGGACGAATGTCACATGTGATCCGGATTCAGGCATGGTCAACTTGCGCAGGCGGACCTCATCGCAAAAAGCGCGGTAACGCATTACAGGTGGACGCTGCTTCCACTTATCCGCGCGGGTCATGCGAGGCTTGCCGATTGGTGTGATGTCGTAGATTTTCATGCAGGCACCACCAAGCCACGACGGGCAATCTGAATAATGGTCAAGACAATGGCTCGATCCATTAACTGGCGGCGTTCGTCACGGCTAAGCCCCTTCCCGTTATCAATCTCTGAATGACAGGTGACGCAGATAGCAGCGGTGGCGCAGTCGTCTGTTTTCATTCCGATACCTTTACCCTCGTTGCGGTGCGCCACCTGCACGCCCCACGCTCCGCACAGGACGCATTGCTCAATCTGGCCGACTGCGGCGAGCCACTTCTTGCTGCGGTAGGTTTTACTCATGGTCACCACCTTGCACCTGAACCAGCGTGAGGTTTCCGCAAAACACCGCTCCTGTGTCGATGTACATCTGGTTGGCATACTTCAGGGGCTGGCGCGCAGGGGTGTGGCCGAAGATAAACAGATCAGCACCGGCTATCGGCGAGACAATGCCGCCCTGAGCGTCGCTAACCCGCTCACGATTCCAGATGACCATGTCTTTCGGGACCGGCTTCTCGAACGCATATTCGTTATGCGGGTAGTCAGCGTGGCAAATTACGATTTTCCGATCGGAGGTAACCAGCTCGATGATGAGTGGTAACTCAGCTGCCTTGTGAACCAGAGCCTTAGCCAGCACCTCTTTGTCATAGTCGAGATTGAAGAACCAACCGCCACCGTTTACCAGCCAGTGATTGACGTTTCCATGCTCTGAAAGCCCATCAACCATCATCTGCTCATGGTTACCGCGCACTGCCCTGAACCACGGCATAGTAATCAGATCCAGGCACTCGACGTTTTCCGCGCCGCGGTCAACAAGGTCACCAACCGAGATCAGCAAATCACGCGCAGGGTCGAACGAAACCTTTTCGAGCTCATTCATCAGCAGCGTGTAGCACCCATGCAGATCGCCGACGACGAAGATATTGCGCCAGTCAGCGCCATTAATTCGTTGATACATGCTCATGCTGATTTTCTCCTCGCTGCGAGACGCAGCCATTTCTGATCCACCAGGCGGGCGGTGTAGTCTTTCAGGGTCGGGATATCGGACGGCTTAACCGCGGGCTTAGGCTTGCGGCGCGCCGGAACGCGAAAGATTTCGTTTGTGATGACGCGGGAAAGTGGAGTAGACATCAGGCCTCCTGCTTATCGCGCAGTTGCTGGTACTCGCAACCGTTCGGGATTGTCAGGGCCAGGCCGAACTGGGCGCACCACATTTCAACCTTCACCAGGAAGATATGCATTTCCCCAGTGTCGAGGTCTGCGGTGTGGCGCGGCTCCCAGGTGGTAGTCTTCTCACCGGTGATGAAGTCGGTGTATGTCACCTCTTCACAGCCGAGATAGGTTTTCTTGAGGTTGCGCTTAACCCACTCCGGAGTCGCGTCGGTGCGCCCGGAGTTAATGAGGTACTCGCTGATTTCAGCCAGCCACATGTGAAGAAGTGAATTTTGCGACAGGCTGCGCTTCTCGCGCCACGGCTTAACCTGCAGGCGGAAACATTGCCCGTCATCCAGCAACGGCTGAATCTGCTGGCCAATGGCCGCGAAGTTGCCGCGATGGAGTTTGATGCCGTCTACTGGAAGAGTCATACGGCCCCCTTAACGGAAACCGCAGAATGCAGAAAATCGCAGGTGCATTTCTGCATCTGTGACAAGGTGAGGAGTTCAGATTGTGGTCGCATTTAAGTCCCCTTAAATGCGCAGAAGTCACCGGAGTTGTTCAGGCTCCGATGACATGATTATGGCTTGATGATTTTACAAAATCAAATGGGTGAAGCTTTCTTTTTTTAACTTCAATGTTGGCGCTTTCTCCTTCGATTTATTCTCACTTTCAAATGCATCTTTTGCATTGTTGCATCCGCATTGATGGCAAACGTAGTCGCCACTCCACCCTCTGCGAGTAACTTCTTTTCCGATAGCGATTGAACCACAATCAGGACAGACCATAACACCCTCCGGTTAGAATTTAACTGCATTATGATGGTACCAATTCAAATCCGGAGGGAAAGCTCATTTACAAAATAATCTTTTTATTTCAATAGTATAATATTGTTTAAACGCGGTTATCGCACATGCCGTGATTATTGATAGGAATTACCGCACAGTTGGCTTTGGCGCTGCTGAAATCATCGCCTCCCAGCAAAGTTTCGCCCGGTGCGCTGCTTGCTGGCACCCACTCATGGCGTCGTATGCTTCCCACTCCTTCTCGTCACTGAAGCTCTCATCAGGCTCTGATTCGAACCCATTGACGATCATGTCTTCTGTAGGCTCAATCGGCACCAGAACCCAACCATCCGGAATCACCGGAGAGTTGCCATCGGCACCCTGAAGCATGGCGGCGCGGCAGGCGTTCCAGGCTTCGAACTGACCATCAATCCCATCATCATAATAACCGTCAGTCGTCCGTAATGAATCCCAGCTATCGAGAGGCGAGCCGTACTCAGATTCCCACCATTTTTCAAACATAGAGCGGTCAGGTACAGATACCGGCGCTGGCGGGGCAGAGCGATACAGAAGAACATCACCCATCTCTGCTCTGGACGCAGGCCATACGTCTGCATCAGAGCCAGATTTGAGATAATCAAGATTGGACTGGTCGATTACGCACACAGCCTCCGCTTCGAGCGATGCCAGCGCGATACGCGCCAGCGCCGAAGCCTCACCGCATTGAACGTGGTCAGTTTCGATAATTTGCTGTAACTGCTC